GCGCTCGCGGCAGGTGCAGCCGGTTGCGATGCCGTCTTTGATGGTGGTCCAGTGCTGGTCAATACCGTTGCTGCTCAGAACCGTGTAGAGCACGACGCCGTTACCAAAGTCCTTGCGCTCGAGGATGTTCACGCGGCGCTCTGCTTTGGGCTTGCGTGTAAGTGTTGCATTCATTTTGTTTACTCCCCTGGTCACTCAGGTTTAACAACGTTTCGATATATTGAGTATAACATACCCATATTGAATTTGTCAATGATTTTCGCTATGTCTTGTAAAATTCATCATAAGTATGTATACTAAGAGAAACCGAAAAGGAGAGAACGATGCAACAGCCAAAGCAAGAGATTAAGCAATCTCTCACCATTAATGGGCGTGAAGCTGTGACCGTGACGCGAGCTATTGAGATTTTGCTAGAGGTTACTGGACACATGTACACGAGGGATAGCGTGTACAGGATGCTCCAGCGTGGTGAGATCGAGGCAGAGCGTACTGAAGCGGCAAATTTTTATTATGTGGATAGCCTGCGAGCCTATCAGCGCAAGTCAAAAGCTGGCAGGCATCAGGGCAAGGTAACACATCCTCCAGCGATGCGACAAAAAGCGCAAGAGATGAAAAAGGCCAATATGAGCAATGCGGCAATTGGCCAGCAGCTAGGCGTCTCGCGTCAAACGATTTTGCGATGGATCAGCGCAAAGCCGGAAACTGATACAGGAAACGCTTGACAAATTCAACGTGAGTATGGTATGATGTCTCTATCGAATGAAGTTTACAGCAAGGAGACAGAGACATGAGTGAAGCTTACACGAACCAAGAAGCCTATTGTACTTATCGAGATGCACAGCAGAAAGTACTGGATGGAAAAGCACTGGTCAAGGTTTTGCGTGCAGAGTGGGAGAAAGCAGGCGAACAGGCAAAGTACGGCACGCGTGGAACGCTTCAGGAAAAGCTTGAAGCTATCCGTATTGCGATTGCTCCATACCGTGAGCAGATTGCTCAAGTGGAAGCAGAGATCAAAGAAAACTATGCCATTGCTGATTTGAACTTTGACATTTGGAAGGGCTTGATTAACGAGTAGCACACCAACATCCTGAGCACGATGGAAAACTGCTCGCACAAGGAGGAGAACAAAGATGCTAACAGCAAAGGTTAATGTCGGTGATGAACTAGCCGAGGTAAAACACAAGATGTATGAGCGTGTACGTGTGGCTCGTGTCACAAAGTATATTACGCTTGATGATGGGCGCATGTTCCTGTTAGATGGCACGCCACATAAGGCGGGTGTGGTTGCTGGGCATCTTGAGATAATAACGTCTGAGGTTGAGGCAGCCATTCAGGAATGGCATGATTGTATGGTTATAACGAACTATAGCATACATAACAAGTGGTCAAATTTGCCTCCCTCCACAATCCGTCGCATTGTGGAGATACTAGAGGAAGAAACAGAATAAGCAAGGAGAGTGATATGGACGGACTTAAGGTATGTTCTGGGCAATGCGATCAGTGCCTATTCTCGCCAAACAAGATTGTCTCTACCAATCGCAAGCGAGACATCATCAACACCTGCTTGGCAGAAGATACGTACTTCGTTTGCCATAAGGCCACGATAGCCGGTGAAGAGGTCGTGTGTCGTGGCTGGTATGATACTTACGGCAGTTGCACAAACCTGATCCGCATTGCTCAGCGTTTACATGCTGTGCAAGAAGTGGATGTTGAAACATTGGGAGTGAAGTCATGACCGAAGACGAGACGCTAGGCAAGCTGGCCTATGAGGCGTATCGATATGGCAGACCAGTTATTCAGCATAGCATCTGGGATGATTTATCTGGGAGAGAACAAATGGCATGGATCGCAGCCGCCAAAGCTGTAGCAGAGCGCGTGTTGAGCGAGTTGCAGACGGCAGTTGAGGCGAGCGAGTAAGGAGAATGAGATGAGCAGTAAGGCGCAATTTGTCCTGCAAGCCATGCAACAGTTTTACAGTATTGGCGAGATCGTACCAGAAAGTGAAATAGCGTATCGCGTAGATCGCAAGTACGGCACATCCATCGAATTAGCGGCTGCGTTGTACGAACTGAAAGAGGCTGGCTATCTGGAAATGATTATTGGCGCAAAGTGGAAGTATGCAAAGGCGAGCGAGTAACGCAAAAGCCGCCTCCTTGCTCAGTGCCAGGACAAGCGGCAATGCGGATTACAACGAGCGTAGTATAGCATAGGAGAGAGTATGGAGATTGAGCATCATGTAGTTGTTGTGGTTCGTAGGGATTGGCAAGATAAAACACCACATTGTGGAAGACCAGGCTGTGATGAATGCCGCGTGATTGATAAGGTTACGCAAGGCTCTGGCTCAAGCGTCTATCATGCTGAATATGGCAGCAAGCCTTGGGAAGCGAGAGTACGAGACTTGATTGTGATTGAGGAGCCTACGATTGTGTTTAGAAAGCCATATCGGATATGGATTATTGAACTGAGGCAGCATGGCCCAATCACTGAAAAGTTTGTGATAGAAACAGTTGTGGAGCACTGGTCAGTCCAGAGAAACAAATGGTGCTACTAATAACGCCACAAAAGAACAGACCTCCTGACCATATACGATGACTGGAGGTCTTGTCATATCTGCCGTTGCCTTTTTGTTGCAGTGGTAAACATGTCCGGTAGCTTTGTTTTAACACATGTGCAGATGTCTCGATGATATTACACCTGTCAAGCAAACGAAAAGCGCACAGGAGACAAGTCTGTACGCTTAGGGAACCATATTCAGTTGTGAGCGATTGTGCATTCCGAGTAACCGCAGCCAATATAGCACAGATCGGGATAGGATGATATGTGCTGGTACTATTGGCGGTATTCAAGTGGATGGAGCTTTGCGAGCAAGTTTGGCTCTTTTTTCTCAGGCACTCCACACGTCTCCACGTAGCAATGCTGAACAGTGAGAAGCACTTTGTACGCCGCTTCCATAGCTATGCGGTCCTCGACTGGTTTATCTGGGGATGTGAGATATTTGGTTAATCCGATCAATCCAACCTCTACATCCAATAGGCTGAAGTCGGTATAAGGTACCGTGAATACTAAATCTACTTCGGGTACGATGGATAACCCGTCTTGTTCGTTGCTCATGGTTGCTCCTTTATTGGCGTGTATCTTTTCTCCTGGTTGCACCTAGCATCAGGAACGCAGCCAACGCCGCAATGATTGCCATGCCTATAGTGTTTGTGCGCGATACTCTTTGTAACCGATCCTCAATATACTTGCCGGTTTTCATTGCATCGTCTGCTGCCTTGCTAATGGCTTCTCTGCGCTCTTTCGTTTCCTGTGCGATGGCTGCGCGCTGTTCTTTAGCATTATCATCTGTGGCCTTAATCACGCGTAAGTAGACGAGGATCAGCACAAAGAGTTGACCTAGATAAACAATAAGGGTTGCTCCTGCGATGAAAAGCGCAATCAGCGCGATAGTGTTACTGGTATCCATCCTTGCCCCTTTACTCTATCCCGAATAGTGCCGCCAATTGCTCACCATGCCGGTTTTCTGCACGTTTTAGGCTTGCCAGATAACGGCTTTTATTTGATACCATAATAATTCACTACCTGTTCACCATATGGGTTTTCTGTTGGTTTCTGACGATATTTTTCAGGCAATGGACGTGGGTTATAGTTCATTGCTTTGTTGAAATGTGGCCTATGAATTTTGATAAGAGCCTCTTCTGCTACATCGACATCATAATAACTCGTTTGATAGTGCTGTTCAACAAACGGCTGGCAATCCTCTAATGTGTATTGGATGAATAACCAAGCACCTGACGCTGGCGCATGTTGGAGAATAAATTTGCCAATTGGGCTAGGATCAGCGTGCCAATCTTCTCCAATGTGGGAGATGAACCGATCATAGGGATTGCCAGCTTGCCCAACGTAAAGAACCGTCTCCTCATCTTTGATAAGATAGATACAGTATCGTTCCTTCTGTATCCCATTTTCTTCTTTGAGGTATTTTGTGATAACTTCCTTGATGGTCATTTGTAGCATGGTTACTTCCTTCCTTTGCGTTTAAAGCCAAATCTTGCAGTTAGTTTTTCGCTGTATGGGTTGTCTTCCTTTGTGACCTCGTTGGTGTACAGTTGAGTGACGCGAATGTCTGTATGCCCTATGTGATTGGCAATATCAGTAAGCGGCGCTCCTGATCGCACTTCTCCAACCACAAAGGTGTGCCTGGTAGCATGGAATTTACTTGTACCCAGATAGGTAGCACAGATGTTGCTCAGGGTCTTTGTGCTGATTGCTTGCCCTTTGTTCTGCCTGCTATATGACACCCATACAGGCGCGTCTCCAGTGAGTTTGAATAAGCGTTTGCCATGTTGGGCATAAAGGTATTCGAGGAAGATAGCGGATTGCTCCTCGTCTAGTCGGTTGCGAGCTGTTTTGTTTCCTTTGCAGTGAAAAGTTAGGATCGCTCGCTTATTTCGATTGCTTCCAACGATCTGCACATCTTGCCAGCGCAGGCCAGCTATTTCACTGGCTCGTCTGCCAGTGGCAAGAGCAACGGTCAAGAGCGCATAATCCCGCAATCCCTGCAGCGTATCGCGGTCGATATCTCCCAACCCTTGCTCTACGGTTTCAACCTCCAACGCTACAGCATTTTCGTATGGTTGGACTCTGCGCTTTGGTACATCTGTGATTGGGTTGGGGATATCTAGCTTGTAAGTGGTCTGCACATAAACATACCAGGATGAGAGCGTAGCTAGGCGCAAGTTATAGGTACTTGCTGATACTGGCTTTTGTGGATGTCTCTCTGATCCTTTGACGTTCCTTTGGCTTGCCCATAAACCAGCGAGGCGCGCAATATCTATCGGATTGTTCAGGAGGTCCATCCGACCAGTAGAAAGAAACAGGCGAAAGTCTCTCATGGTATTTTCGTACTCGCCTCGTGTTCTTTTCGATCCGGTTCGCTCTTTGGCGGCTAACCACTCATACACAGCCATGTCAATGGTAAATTCGCGTTTTTCTAGTGCTGTACCGCTTTGTTGCATGGCGTTTTATTCTCCATTTCTGACTTCCACTAATATAGAATTTGTAGAAGTATGATGTCATTCTACCATAAAGTGCCGTGGAATTGCAATGTATTTCGTACTGTGTCACGCATTGGGTTTTTTACGAGAAATCGATTATACTCTTATGGCGATGTGCCACTTAGCGAATAAGGAGCAAATCACGATATGGCGATTGAGCAAAATGGAGAGAAGTTTTTGACGACCGTTGAAGTGCTGGAGGAATTGAAAATAGCCAGTTCTATCACATTCCAGACGATTAGAACAAAGCACAACATTAAATCATACAGAGTCATAGGACAAGGACGAACGAAATTTTATAGAGCAAGTGATATCAAGGGGATACCGCGTGTGAGTCCAGCGAAGAATTGACAGCGCTGATATGATGAGATTGCCACACGAGAGACTTGACTGACGAGAACAAGAAGCCTGCCAATCTTTATAGAGGTAGCAGGTTTTTTGTTGCTCACTTGCACCTCTGGCATAAAATGATGTCCGTACCCTCTTACGGTTGCATGCAGGAAGCGAAGATGATTTGACCAGCGTAACTCTCGCTCTTCCACCGTAGAGTTACGCTTTTTTTGTTGCTCTGCTATACTTTATGGTGGAGGGTAGTATGGTGGATGAGATAGAACAGCGGTCGTGCGAGCGTTTAGATAAAGGCACGTTACATGGGACGCCTGATGATATTGTAGCATTACGCGCAGAATTATACCGAGTGACAAAAGAAAGAAATAAATGGAGGAAGCTGGCTCTTTTCCTTAGACGAGCCAGCCAACGGATAAAACCGACGCGCTGAGAGGCGATTCTGAGCGTTTATTGCGAAAAGACGATACATAACACGTCTGCTTTTTCTTGACGGTCGTGCTATATTGTGTGTACATACAAGTCTTTGGTTGAAGGTAGCGCGTGGTATGTCGCGTAGACCTGAAGTGTCGTGCGATGCGGCTCCGATCTGAGGCGAAACCATACGGCTTTATGCCTTTATCGGTCTTGCTGGGATATCACTGCTTGACTGGCGAAGAGCGCCAAATCACTTAAATGTGACGAGGCGCTTTTTGTTACTCAGTACAATGTTCACATGATTATTCTCTCTCTCATCCTGCTCTTAGCGTTGTTTTTCGTTCCATTCCGCAAAACACAGCCACATAAATTACACAAGATATTATTGCGCTTCCCTCGCTGCTCTACACTCCTGCTTATTCGTAGCGTCATGACAGTTGCTCGTAAGCAGGCAAACGGCGTGAGCAGTGGAGGTCTAGTTGAGCATGATAAAATGATAGAGACATTTGGAGGTTAGAATGAAACCAGATTATAGTAATGTTTTTGTCGATTGGTCACGCTGGAAGCCAAGTCCTGATGAACAAACCATTCAACAGGTGCTAAAAGCTTTGGAACTAAAACCCAACGCCAAAGAGCTACTATTACAACAGTGGGAGCAGGATAACGAACGGTTGCATAGCGATCCCTTTGGCCTACTCGCTTTGGCAAGGAAACAATATGAGCAGACATCATGTGAAATGCTGGTAGAGTATGAGCAGTGCTAGTTGGAGGCAGGAATGCAAGACGCATTGATTTGTTTTGAATGTGGTTCACACCTTGATTTAACGAAGCCTTATCGATATATGGAGGCTCAGCATGAAAAAGGCAATTCTAATACAATGCCTATTTATGCTAACGAAGAATGTATTATTAACTTTCCAAACGAGCCAAACTGGCTTATAGCAATTAGAGTTGATTCAGCCAAACAATAATCCCCCAGACCTCGCGCAGATTGTGACACACTATAGCACATCACAACATCCTACGGGACGGTTGTATAGACAACTGTAATACGTTATACTTGTAGTGTGATGGTGTAAGGATCGGTTGTGTTTCGTTCGTGTTTTTCTCCTTGCAACACCTGGCAATCTGGCATGGTTGCCAGTGAGGCTATGAATGATAAAGGATTTATGATGCAGCAATATAGAAGGCCACGTATGCATATGCTCTATCCTCATAATCCGCATCCACATAAACCGAATAATACGAATGCAGTTCATGCGCAAGAGCAGCAAGGCGTAAATGCAAAGATTGCTGTGCTCCTCACTGGCTTGGTTGGTTCGATGCCTACTGCTTACCTCTTTGTGCTCCTCGCTGTGATTGGCCTGCTTGGCATCACTGGCATACTTCCTCCAGTTGCCGCGATCCTCATTGCGTGGCTCTCTCAGACGCTCATACAGTTGGTCCTCTTGCCAGTAATCATGGTTGGTCAGAACGTACTCAACCGCAAGGCTGAAATTCAAGCTGATGAGGATTTCAACATCAATCAGAAGAGTTTCTACGATATTGAGCAGGTTATGCAGCATTTACAAGCACAAGACGCTGAATTGGGCAAGCACACTGAGTCACTAGAAAAGCTCATGAAGATGATTGCACGTGCCACGAATAGCGAGGTTGCTTAATGGCTGCTGATTGGGATGCGATTAGATTAGAGTATGAGAGCGGCGTATCTTTGCGTGCTCTCGCTGCTAAGTATGGCGTGTCTAAATCTGTGATTGGTGATCGAAAATATAAAGAAAAATGGGATGTCCGGACGCCAAAACGGACACAAATCAATACACAGGACGTAAAACAACCGGACATGAACGCCGCGCTTAGAGCAACAATGGGATTCAAGTTGCGCTATGAGGATCATCTGACCTGGGAAGAAGTTGCACAACGAGCCGGTTATGCCTCGCGTGGTGCCGCTATGAACGCCGTAAAGCGCGAAGCCAGCCGCCACATCTCGCACAACATTGAGGAGATACGAGAGCAGGAGCTTTACCGTCTCAACTGCCTGCAAACACGCTGCTACAAGGCTGGCATCGATCAGGATAATGAAGGTTGGACATGGGCAATAGACCGCTTTGTGGCTCTCTCCAAGCGCAAATCTGAATTGATGGGCATGGACGTGAAGCCTGATGCTATCCCCGATGGCGTGACGATCATTAGGAATTACAATGTTGAAGTGGGGGCAGTATGATAGCCTCCAATGAACTCGTGATCGACTATACCCCACGTGGCGCTGCTGCTGATGTCTTCTCGATGCGCGATCCTGAGGTAGTGCTCTCCGGTCCTGCTGGTACTGGTAAGAGCAGAAGCATACTCGAAAAGATACACCTTGCCTTGCTCAAATATCCCAACGCACGCGCATTGATGGTTCGCAAAACACGCCGCTCGCTCACTGAGTCAGGCATGGTCACATATTGGCAGAAGATACGACCTGATCTGGACCGCGTACAGTGGAAGCCTAGTATGCAGCAGTACCAGTATCCAAACGGATCTATTCTCGCTGTAGGAGGCTTAGACAGACCTAGCAAGATCATGTCGAGCGAATGGGATATCATTTATCCACAAGAGGCTACAGAGCTTACAGAGAACGATTGGGAAGCCTGCACAATCCGCTTACGCAACGGCAAGATACCATACCAGCAGATTATAGGCGACTGCAACCCCGATGCTCCTACACATTGGCTCAAGCAACGCTCAGTAAACAACAAGATCAAGATGCTTGAGAGCAGGCACGAAGACAATCCCTTACTCTTTGATACCAACGGACTCATCACGCAAGAAGGCAAACGCTATCTTGATATGCTGGAGGCTTTGAGTGGCGTACGTCTTGCTCGCTATCGGTACGGTATTTGGGCAAGCGCTGAAGGCACCGTATATGAGGAGTCCTGGGATAGAGCGCGCAATGTGATTGAAAAGCGCGATATACCGCTTGAATGGCCACGCTACCTCGTGATTGACTTTGGCTATACTCATCCTTTTGTGTGTGCATGGCTCGCTCAAGACCCAGATGGCAGGCTGATTGTGTATCGCCAAATCTACAAAACGAAGACGCTCGTTGAGGATCATGCCAGGGAGATCAAGCGCGTTTCTCGATGGGGAATGCAGAACGGTGATCCACTGCCACGTGCTATCATCTGCGATCACGACGCTGAAGACCGCGCAACTCTCGAAAGACATCTAGGCTTTATGACTATTCCAGCACAGAAGAATGTGAGCGCTGGTATCCAGCTCGTGGCGTCACGCTTCAAGGCTGCTGGTGACAATAAGCCACGATTAACGATTATGCGTGATTGCCTGGTAGAGCAGGACCGCGAACTTGCAGACAAGAAGCAACCAACCTGCATTGAAGACGAGCCAGATGTATATATCTGGGATACGAGGCAAGGCGCGAAACGAGGAGATCAGCCGGTGAAAGAGAACGATCACGGAATGGATGTGTTACGTTATGGCACAGCTTATTTCGATTTAGTGCCGTCTGATGTCACCTATAGCTCTAGCGTGTATGGAAAAGTGCGAGGATAGTCAATGACACAAACATCAACCTATGTGGCATCACCGCTTTATGTGCCGTCGTCTCCACAGACTCAGGAGGTCACGGCCAATCAGCCACAATATACAATCACTCCAGACGACAAGAAGCGTATAGATCAGATATCAGACGCATGGAAAGCATACGAAGGCTGTTTAGCACCGCCACTACAAAACATGCCAGACGGTACCAATCCAAACGTCATGACCAATCGTATGCAAGCGGTGGTGGATCGTGGTCTTGATTTCTTGTTTGGCAAAGAGCTAGAGATCAGTGTTGATGAAGACGCGCCAGAGGAAGCACAAACGTTCCTTGATACGTCCTGGGGGAGAAAAGAGCAGCGTATACCGATGCTTATCAAGCTTGGTATGAGCGGCGCACTTGCTGGCCAGGCGTTCTTGCGTATCGTGCCTGAGCCTGATAATACATTTCGTCTCGTGGTTGTTGATCCATCTACGGTGTATGTGCAGACGAAACCCGGTGATTGTGAGACGGTAATCCTGTACTGCATCGAGTATTCCACTAGCGAAATGCGCGATGCAAAATCAGTAAAGTGCTATTACAGGGAAGAGATCAGTAGGAACGATCCTGACGACGATGGAGACGACGGCAACCCATTTGCCGATGTGGATGCAACATGGACCGTCAAACACTGGTCACGTGTTGGCGATCGTGGGCTATGGACACCAGCAGGCGAGCCTATTGCGTGGAATTATACATTCCCGCCTATCTTCACCTGCCAGAACTTACCACGTGCTAACGACTTCTGGGGATATCCAGATATCACGCCTGACCTCATTGGCGTAAACAGAGCAATCAATCTTGTGCAATCCTGCATCAATCTCGTGCAGTTGTTTTACGGTCAACCAATTCTCTATGCCAACAATGCAGGCCAGCAAGTGATTGACATCAAGCCAGGTAAAATCATTGGTCTGGGACATCCAGACGCAAAGATCACATCAGTACCAATTGCTAGCGATGTAGCCAATGCGCTCAACTTCCTGGGCAATCTGCGCAGCGATATCGATGAACAGTCCAGCGTGCCAGGCGTGGCTACAGGCCGTATTGCAGACATGCCACGAGGCAATATCTCTGGAGTGGCGATTGAGTTGATGTTTATGCCGCTCGTCAAAAAGACCGGGAAGAAGCAAATGCTTTATGGATCGCTCATTATTGATGTCAGCAAGGCTCTGTTGGTCCTAAACCATATGAGCCAGGATATAGAGGTATCGTTGGCGTGGCAGAGCGCTCTTCCATCGGATGATTTAGGAAGTGTACAGGCGGCAATAGCAAAGAAAGAACTAAACATCTCGAATACAACGCTTCAAAGAGAACTTGGCTATGATCCGGAAGAAGAGATGGAACTATCACAGACAGAAGACGCGAAGACATTAGCAAACTTCTCGCAAGGCGTTGGTATGCCGCCACAGGCCAATGTACAGCCAATCCCGTTGCCTACGCCATTGCCAGGCACGAAGCCGCTACCAGGACAAGTAGCGCCGCCAGCAGGACCGGGAGGACAAGCGTAAATGAGTGAACATTCCACACCAGTACAAGATATCTGGCTGATGCATGAGCGTAAAAATGGCTTTGAGTACGCAGTCGTGTACGTTCGACGTGAGGGTGTTTGGTATGAAGCCATACGCGAATTATTAGACGGGCCTTTTAGCCACTGCATCAGTTCTCATGGGCTTGTGAATGATTTGTGTTGCCAGCCTGCTTCATGGCTCAACGAAAAGCAGCAAGCGATGGAGGCGTAAATGAGTCAAGGCAAATTGCAGCAAGTGACCGCCAAATATCGCGCTCAGTTGCTCGCTCACCAAGAACAGGCAGAGCGGCAACTTGAAGCGTGGTATAAGCATGTGCTTGCCACAATACAGCCACGTCTTAACACGCTCTACAAGCAGATTGGCGATATGCAGCAATCAGGCGAGACGATACCGCCTAGTTGGCTGTACGAGAAGAATAGACTAGGCTCCATCAAGCAACTGATCGCTCACCAGATTGGCTCATTCGCTCATAACGCTGCTCAGGTCGTACTCAACCTGCAACACGTTGGCGCGGCGCTTGGCCAACAGGCTGCGAGCGCACAACTGGAGGCAACCGTACCTGCTGGCATCGATTATCAATTCGGTGTACCGTCGCTCAAGGCAATCACTGATATGGTTGGCACGCTGCAAGATGGCTCGCCTTTGGCTGATTTGTTTGCCACGTTTGGCGAGCAGGCCGCAAAGGATGTGCAGAGCGCGTTGGTTACTGGCCTGACTCTGGGGGATAATCCGCGCAAGGTTGCTAGGAGCGTAGAGCAAGCGTTGGATGTACCACGCTCACGAGCATTAACGCTCTCCAGAACTGAGATGATGCGACCGTACAGAAGCGCGGCACTGGAGACGTACAACGAAAATTCTGATGTAGTGGATAGTTGGATTTGGACGGCTGACTTATCGGCTAAAAGCTGTGCAATGTGCATTGCCATGAATGGCACTGAGCACCCGTTGAGCGAGGAGTTTGAAGGGCATCCAAATGATAAATGTGTTCCAATGCCGAAGACGAAATCATGGGCTGATATCTTGCCAGATGTAGACCTGAGCGGCATTGAGGAGACGAGCGTACAAATGCAGAGCGGTACTGAATGGTTTGACCAACAGGATGCGAGCACACAGAAGCAGATACTAGGCTCCAACGCCGCATACTCCGCTTACAAGGATGGAACAAAGCAATCGGTGCGAAACAAGCACAAAAGTATTATAAGAAAGCGAGTTAATCAATGGATAACGAGACTACACCAAACGAGCCAGCAGCAGCCGTAGAGCAGGCTGTGAGTGATCTGGAGAATGCAGAGAACAACGGCAAGTCACTACTGGCAAAGATCGCTGGTCGCGCTCAGGAGGTCATTGATCGCCATTCTGGCAACACACAACCAATGGCAACGGTGAGCGATCTGCACACCGCGTTACTGGACATTTTAGCTATGTGTAAGGAGGTATAGCGATGGGTGGTCGTCCCTCAAAAGGTACAAGCAAGGATATGCGCCTCGCTGCCAATAAGCCAACGGGCAAATCTAGCCAGAGCAAGCCAAACAAAGCGCAACCGATGAAAAAGATTAGCACAGATTAGGAGGTGAGCGCATGGCATACACGGATGCGAAATGGGATGGAGCGGCAAGCGGCTATAAGGATACACCGGCTTTTTGCAATGCTTGTCTCATTAATACCAATTCTGGCGACCCGAAAGACTGGACGCAAGATAACTGCAAGTTGCCAGTGAAGGAGCCTGATGGAGATATCAATACAAACGCCTTGGGGGCTGCTGCTGCTGCATTGGCGGGTGCTCGTGGAGGTATTCAAGCGAGTGCGAGCGACAAGAAAGCGGCTGCTAAAAA